CAATTTCCAAGAACTGAAGAGCACGCGTTTAGAGATGAAACAAAAAACAGTATATTTAATCTCGTTAAAATATATGAGCAGATAGATTACAACGAAGAGATGTCTAGAACTCTTGGGATTACAACAGGTAATTTCCAATGGGTTAATGGTATTAAAGATTCTCAAGTTATATTCTATCCAGATCCAAAAGGTAGATTTAAAGTTAGTTGGGTTCCGCCTTCTGGAATACAAAATAGAGTGGTACTTAAAAATGGTGTTAAATACCCTGGTAATGAACACATGGGAGCATTTGGTTGTGACTCTTATGATATATCGGGGACCGTAGATGGAATAGGATCTAAAGGAGCATTACACGGCTTAACCAGGTTTAGTATGGAGGACGCTCCTGCGAATAGCTTCTTTTTAGAATACTTATCAAGACCACCTACGGCAGAGATATTCTTTGAAGACGTGTTAATGGCGTTAGTATTTTATGGTATGCCAATATTAGCAGAGAATAATAAACCTCGATTATTATACTATTTAAGAAGAAGAGGATATAGAGGTTTTAGTATGAATCGTCCTGATAAATTATGGAACAAACTGTCTGTAGCTGAAAAAGAAGTTGGAGGTATACCAAACTCTAGTGAAGATATAAAACAAGCCCACGCGGCGGCGATTGAAATGTATATACAAGATCACGTAGGCGTGAAGCAAGATGGAACGTTTGGAGATTTATATTTTAACGATTTACTCAATGATTGGAGTAGATTTGATATAAACAAAAGAACAAAGTATGATGCGACGATAAGTAGCGGTTTAGCTATTATGGCAAACAATAGACATTTATACGCGCCAAATGCTAAGGTTGAAAAACCTAAACTAAATATAAAAATTTCCAAGTATAGTAATACTGGGAGTAATTCACAAATAATCAAATAATAAATATGGCAGAGTCTGGCATTAAAAGTTATTTCCCGAGTCAAACAGTTAGCGATGCTGAAAAGCTAAGCTATGACTATGGCTTGAGTGTAGGTAAGGCAATAGAGCAAGAATGGTTCAATAATGATAAAAGCCTCAATAGATATAGAAATAATCATAATAATTTTCATAATTTAAGATTGTATGCTAGAGGCGAACAATCTATTCAAAAATATAAGGATGAATTGTCTATAAACGGTGATTTGTCCTATTTAAATTTAGACTGGAAACCAGTTCCAATTATATCTAAATTTGTTGATGTCGTTGTAAATGGTATAGCTGAAAGAACTTATGATATAAAAGCTTTTTCTCAAGATATATTTGGTATTGAAAAACGTACTGCGTATATGGAATCTATAATTAAAGACATGCAAGCTCAACAGTTTAATGAAGCTGCTCTACAGTTTTTTAACATAGATCTTTATGAAAACAACAAAGAAGATTTACCAGAATCTAAAGAAGAACTAGAGTTACACATGCAACTTAGTTATAAACAATCTATAGAACTTGCTGAAGAACAAGCTTTGAAAGTATTAATGGAGGGCAGTAACTACGAGTTAATTAAAAAGCGTTTTTATTATGATTTAACCGTTTTAGGTATTGGGGCTGTTAAAACTTCATTTAATACATCTGAAGGAGTGGTTATAGATTACGTTGATCCAGCTAATCTTGTTTATTCGTATACAGATTCTCCTTATTTTGAAGATATATATTACGTCGGTGAAGTTAAAAATATACCAGTAAACGAATTAGCAAAGCAATTTCCTCATTTAACAGAGAGTGATCTTAGTGATATAATGAAAAACAAAACGTTTAATAGGAATAACCACAGTACAAGATACTCTGTAGAAAAAGAAGATAACAATACTATTCAAGTTTTATATTTTAATTATAAAACGTATATGAATGAAGTTTATAAAGTAAAAGAAGTAGGTACCGGTGCTGATAAAATTATACCTAAAGACGATTCGTTTAATCCACCGGAAGAAATGGAGGGTGGATACTCAAAACTATTAAGATCTATAGAATGTCTATATGATGGCGCTATGATTTTAGGTACTGATAAATTACTTAGATGGGAAATGTCTAGAAATATGATGCGTCCTAAGAGTGATTTTACTAAAGTTAAAATGAACTATGCTATTGTTGCCCCTAGAATGTATGATGGTAAAATAGATTCGTTAGTAAAAAGAATTACTGGGTTTGCCGACATGATCCAATTAACACACTTAAAGTTACAACAAGTAATGTCTAAAATGGTACCAGATGGTGTTTATTTAGATGCTGATGGTTTAGCTGAAATCGATTTAGGTAATGGAACAAACTATAACCCACAAGAAGCTTTAAATATGTTCTTCCAAACAGGTAGTGTTATTGGAAGATCTTTTACTCAAGATGGTGATATGAATCCTGGCAAAGTGCCTATTCAAGAGATTACATCCGGTAATGGCGGTAATAAAATGCAAGCGCTTATAGGTAATTATAATTACTATCTACAAATGATACGTGATGTAACCGGTCTTAATGAGGCTAGAGATGGTAGCATGCCAGATAAAAATGCTCTAGTAGGCGTTCAAAAGTTAGCAGCTGCAAATTCTAATACAGCAACTAGACATATATTACAAGCTGGTTTGTATTTAACAGCTGAAACGTGTGAGTGTTTATCTTTAAGAATAGCAGATATTATAGAATACTCACCTACAAAAGACGCTTTTATACAAGCTGTTGGTATTCATAACGTGGCAACTTTAGAAGAAATATCCAAACTACATTTATATGATTTTGGTATATTCTTGCAGTTAACACCAGATGAAGAAGAAAAAGCTATATTAGAAAATAATATACAAATGGCATTACAACAACAAAGTATTGACTTGGAAGATGCTATTGATCTTAGAGAGATACGAAGTATTAAATTAGCAAATCAATTGTTAAAATTACGTAGAAAAAAGAAGATGGAAAAAGATCAGCAGGTGCAACAACAAAATATGCAGCAACAAGCGCAATTAAATCAGCAATCAGCTGAGGCCGCTGCACAGGCTGAAGTTCAAAAAAATCAAGCGATGACACAAAGTCAAGCTCAATTAGAACAAGTTAAAGCACAACTAGAAGCACAAAGAATGGAACAAGAAGTTATGATGAAGAAAGAGTTGATGAAAACAGAGTTTGAATATAACATGCAATTAAAAAGTATGGAATCTGAAAACGTTAGAGGTAAAGAAAGAGAGAAAGAAGACCGTAAAGACCAAAGAACTAAAATACAAGCCACACAACAATCAGAACTTATAGACCAAAGAAACAACAAAAAACCACCTAAAAATTTTGAATCAGCAGGTAATGATATATTAGGAGGTGGTTTTGATTTAGGAGCGTTTGATCCTAGATAAATTTATTAATTATTATTATATTATATTATGGCAAAGAAAAAAGAAGAACCAGTCGTGGATAACGAAACTGGCAAAATTAAAGTAAAAGCAAAACAAGAAAAACAACCCGATAACAACGAAACAAAAGGTAATGTTACTAAGGTTAAAGAAAAAATGAAAATGAAATCTCAAGTTACTGAAGAAACTGTAACTAAGATTGACTTAAACAAACCACCAACACCAAAAGAAGAAAAAAATGAAACTAAAGAAGATAACGCTAACGACAGCGGAGTGGTTGCAGAGTCTAAAGACGCCGACACCACACAAAAACAAGAAGAAGTACAACCGGAAACAGAAGCACAAGAAACTCCAATATTAGAAGAAATAACAGAAAACAATGAAGAAGAAACTATTGTAGAAGCAACAGCGCAAGAAGTTGAAGAAGCAATTGTTGAAGCGGAAAAAACTGGTGAACCTTTACCAGAGAATATCCAAAAGTTAATGAGTTTTATGGAGGAAACTGGTGGTGATTTAAATGATTATGTTAAGCTTAATCAAGATTATTCTAAATTAGACAATCAAGATTTACTTTATGAATATTATAAGCAAACAAAACCTCATTTAAATGTAGAAGAAATTAACTTCCTTATGGAAGACCAATTCTCTTACGACGAAGACGCAGACGACGAAAGAGATATAAAAAGAAAAAAACTAGCGTTAAAAGAGCAAGTTGCCAACGCTAAAACTCACTTGGAAGAGAATAAATCCAAATACTATGAAGAAATTAAAGCTGGAAGTAAACTTACAAAAGAACAACAGAAAGCCGTAGATTTCTTTAATAGATATAACAAAGAGTCAGAAGTAACTCAAAAAACAGTTAAAAAGAACTCTGATATTTTCACACGGAAAACTGAACAAGTTTTCAACGATAAGTTCAAAGGTTTTGAATACAACGTGGGTGATAAAAAATACAGATTTAATGTGAACAATGCTGAAGAGGTTAAAGATACACAAAGCGATTTAAACAATTTTACCAAAAAGTTTTTGGATAATAACTCTGCTTTAAAAGACGCTAAAGGTTATCATAAATCTCTATATACAGCGATGAACGCAGATGCTGTTGCAAAACACTTTTACGAGCAAGGTAAAGCTGATGCTATAAAAGATAGTATCGCTAAAGCCAAAAATGTTGATATGAATCCAAGACAAAGTCATGGTACTATTGAAACTGGAGGTATAAAGTTTAAAGTGTTAGGTGATAATTCTTCTGATTTTAAGTTTAAAATTAAAAATAAAAATAAATAACAATTTAAAATTACAAAATTATGGCAATTACTGCAGGAGGTAGTTTGAATAGCGTTTTTGCGCCACAAAAGCAAACGTTACCATCAAATTACCTAGATTTAGCTGGCACAGCTAACGAAGGTTGGGCACAGCAATATTTACCAGATCTAATGGAGAAAGAAGCAGAAGTTTTCGGACCGAGAACTATATCAGGATTTCTTTCACAAGTTGGAGCTGAAGAGGCAATGCAAGGGGATCAAGTTGTATGGTCTGAACAAGGAAGATTACACTTATCTTATAAAGGTAAGATATCAGCACACTCAGGTGGTGTTGGTAGTAGTGGTCAAATATTAATCGAGTCAGGTATGGATGACGAAGCTATTACTTCAACTCACGGTATTAGAGTAAACGATACTATTGTTGTAGCTTCACCTGATGGTGTTGGAACTACAAAGTGTTTAGTAATCCAAGCGGATGCATCAACTATTGATGTTGCTCCTTACGGATTAGCAAACCTATCAACAATTGGTAACGGCGCTTCGAAATCAGCTGTTATATTAGTTTATGGTTCTGAATACGGAAAAGGAACATCATACCACGATGCTACTACAATAGCAACGGCTACTGAACGAAGAGGAGCTAATGAGCCTACTTTCAAAAGTTTCCAAAACAAACCAATTATCTTAAAAGATTACTACGAAGTATCAGGTTCTGATACAGCTAGAATTGGTTGGGTTGAAGTTACATCTGAAGACGGTTCAGCAGGTTATGCTTGGTATTTAAAAGCCGAAGCTGACACAAGAGCACGTTTTACTGATTATTTAGAAATGGCTATGTTAGAAGGTGAACTAAGTGTACACGGTACTGATGTTGTTGATGATTATTTATCTGCAAACGGTAACGCTCACGGTACTGAAGGTTTATTTGCTGCTATTGAAAGTAGAGGTAATAAAACTTCTGGAGTTACTGGTGTTAACGCTGCTACTGATTTAGCTGAATTTGATGCTATCTTAGCTGAGTTTGACAAGCAAGGTGCTATTGAAGAAAACATGATGTTTGTTAATAGAGCTACGTCTCTAGCAATGGATGACATGCTAGCTTCTATGAATTCTTACGGAGCTGGTGGTACTTCTTACGGAGTATTTGATAACTCTGAAGATATGGCGCTTAATTTAGGTTTCTCTGGTTTCAGAAGAGGTTCTTATGACTTCTATAAATCTGACTTCAGATACTTAAATGACTATGCTACAAGAGGTGGTCTTAACTCTGTTGCAACTGTAGATGCTATTAGAGGAGTTATAGTTCCAGCTGGTACATCTACTGTTTATGATCAAATGTTAGGGAAAAATCTTAAACGTCCATTTTTACATGTTCGTTACAGAGCTTCTCAAACTGATGACAGACGATTGAAAACATGGGTTACTGGTTCTGTTGGAGCTGCTACATCTGCTTTAGACGCAATGTCAATTCACATGTTATCAGAAAGATGTTTAGTTACTCAAGGTGCAAATAACTTTATGTTAATGGTATAAGCACTTATTATATTAAGGATCGAGGCTTCGGCCTCGACCCTTTCTTTTATTAATTTTATTATATATTATATTATGGCAAAAAAACAAGAAACAAAAAAAGTGGTAGAACCACAAGTAGAAGAAGCGTTTGAAGAAACGTTTGAAGAAGTAATAGTTGAAGAACCAAAAGCAAGAGAAAGAAAAGTACCTACTAATGAATGGGAAATAAAAGATAGAGTTTATTTTTTAACAAACAATAAAAAACCTCTTTCTTATATTATAAAATCTGCAAATATTTATTATTTTGACGAAGAAAAAGGTTATGAAAGAGAATTAAAATATTGTCAAAATCAAAAAACTTGTTTTGTAGATGAGATGGTGGGAGATCAAAGATTAGAACATATAGTTTTTAGAAATGGAGCTTTGTATGTAGAAAAAAGTAAAACTGTTTTGCAAAAATTACTTTCTTTGTATCACCCTTTTAGAGATAGATTATTTAAAGAACACAAACCAGCTGAGATAGCTGCTGATGAAATAGACGTGTTAAATGAACAAGTTGATGCTTTGATTGCTGCTAAAGCTATTGATATTGATATGGCTGAAGCAATTTTACGTGTTGAGATTGGTTCTGAGGTGTCTAAGTTAAGTTCTAAAGAACTTAAAAGAGATTTGTTAGTATTTGCAAGAAATAATCCTAAACTCTTCTTAGAGTTAGCGGATGATGAAAATGTAATGCTAAGAAATTTTGGTATTAGAGCAGTTGAAGCTGGTATATTAAGATTGTCTTCTGATCAAAGAAACTTTATGTGGGGTAGTAATGGAAGAAAAGTAATGGTTATACCATTTGATGAGCACCCATACACTGCTTTAGCACATTGGTTTAAAACTGATGAAGGAATGGAGATATTCTCTAATATTGAAAAAAGATTAAACGATTAATCAAACTGTAGATGCAGTCGCTCTACGGAGCGATTGCAAACTACAAATTAAAAAGAAATTATGGCAATAAGTATAGATGACGTATACCAAAAAGTGTTAGTTATAGCTAACAAAGAGCAAAGAGGTTATATAACACCTCAAGAATTTAACTTACTTGCTAACAAAGCTCAATTACTTATATTTGAACAATATTTTTATGATATAGATAAAGCTTTGGATATACACGGTAATAGCACTGAGTACAGTGATAGAATAGACGTATTACATGAAAAGATAGCTCCGTTTGAAAAATGGAAAGTAGCTATGTCTGCGGTTAGCGGTAATGAAGGTACTTTACCAACTAGTACAACTGTACATAAATTAGGAACTGTATTTTATGCAGCTGGATTATATGATGTAGAGGTTGAACGAGTTGAAAAAAATGATTTGCATTATATGGAGAGAACAGCTTTAGCCGCTCCAACAGACGCTAGACCAGTATATGTTAGAAAAACAAATTCAATTATAAAGCTTTTTCCAGCATCTCCAACGGTCGCTTATACAACAGGTAATGTAACTTGTAATTATATAGCAAAACCAACAAAACCTAATTGGACTTATACAGTTGTAAATAATCAAGCGTTATATAATGGTACGGCCAGTGATGCTCAAGATTTTGAACTGCATGCTTCTGAGGAAAACGAATTAGTTTACAAGATACTAGAACTTGCTAGTATTACCCTAAACAAGCCAGGTTTAGTCCAAATAGCTGGTGATCAAGACAATGAATTAATGATTAAAAAACAATAATAAATGGGATTAATAACGCAGACAGGACAGCAGTATTATAGCACGGCATCTCCAACTCCGTTTGGTGATTATCAGTTTACATCTTTAGAGCACATTATTAATCAATTTATTATAGCTTATGTAGGTGAAGATAAGATAATATCAAAAGTTAAAAGAACAGACGTTGCTTTCCACGCAATGAGGGCTTTGCAAGAATTATCATTTGATACTTTTAAATCAACAAAGTCTCAAGAAATAACTGTACCAGCATCTTTAACTATGGTGTTACCACAAGATTATGTTAATTATATAAAATTAACTTGGAGTGATGCCTCAGGTGTAGAACATGTTATTTATCCAGTTGCAAAAACATCTAACCCGCTTCAAGTACAACAAAACGCTGCTGGCGTATATCAGCTTGACGGCACTGCTCTTGATACAGATAATACATCGGCTACAAACGCTAGTTATAGTTCTTCATCACCATCTGAAAATCAAGATGATTATCAAGACGATACTTATTGGCCAGCAGACGGAGAAAGATATGGTTTAGATCCTGCTTTTTCACAAACTAACGGTTCATTTTTTATAGATGAACTTACAGGTAAAATACATTTTTCATCTAATATCTCGGGAAAAACTGTGATATTAAAGTACATAAGCGATAGTCTTGGTACAGATGACGAAATGAAGGTCCATAAGTTTGCGGAACAAGCTATGTACAGTCATATCGCGTACGCAATACTATCAACAAGAAACAACGTGCAAGAATATATTGTACAAAGGTTTAAAAAACAAAGATTTGCTGATACTAGAAAAGCAAAATTAAGATTATCAAATATTAAACTAGAAGAAATTACTCAAATTTTACGAGGCAAGTCGAAACAAATAAAACACTAGCATATGCCAGAGTTAAAACGTAATTTTACCGGAGGTAAAATGAACAAGGATATTGACGAAAGAATGACGCCTAAAGGTGAATACGTCGATGCTTTAAATGTTGAGGTTAGAACGTCAGAAGGTTCTAACGTTGGGACTGTGCAGACGTTAAAAGGTAACACGGCTATAACAGGGATAGACACTGTATACGATCATTTTACACAAGCTACTTGCGTTGGAACTATAGCTAATGATCGAACAAATAAAATATATTGGCTTGTAGGAGATTTAGGGGCTAATAAAAACGCTAGCGCTACTCAAGTTGATTTCCAAACACAAAGTGGTGATGATGGTGATGGGAGTAAAAAAGATATAACTCATCAAATTTACTCTGATTATATAATGGAGTATGATGAGCAAACTAGTGAAGTTAATTTTATAGCCGTAGAACACTATAAGGTAGAGACAGTAATATCTAACAATTCTCACAGTGGTGGAGGTCATTTACATATTAGTGATTTAAATACTCCAACCTCAACTTACTTTAATGGCACGACGGTTAGTGCGGGCTCTGGAGTGAAAGAAAAAGTTCTCGGTTTGCAACCTGGTATGGATATTTTTGTTAATGGAATGAAAACGTCTATAACTAAAATAGAACATGATAGTGCTGGTACTTGGAATGGTTGGAGAATATATACAAAACACACTTCTAGCGACGGTGGATTTACTAATTTAGCAAACGTAGCCGCTGGGGATAAAGTCACGTTCGTTTTACCTCCTGAAAAAAGAGCATTAGGCTTTTCTAATTTTATTGACCAAAAGCCTTCGAAAATAATTACAGGTATAAATATTATTGATGATCTTTTATTTTGGACAGATGGATTAACTGAGCCTAAAAAAATAAATATAGAAAGATGTAGATATGGTAGCCAACAAGGTGATCTATCTACATATCCAAATGGAACAAACAAGTTCGCAACATTACTTTACGTAAATGGTTACAAGCCTTCCTCTACAAACGCTAGAGTCTCAACAGATGACAGTACTTTAGCCGGAAGCCCACAGGTGCCCTTATCATATAGGGAAACAACTGTAATTAGAAAATCCCCAACAACCCCTTTAAAGCTAACAATGTCTAATACTAGGCAGCGAGATGTTGACAATGATGGCATTTTAACCGTTAATTCTAATATTGATTTATTAGCTGGTACTGGCGGAAGCCCATCAACATCTGGTTCTAGCTCTGATTTCTTTTTTAACAGTAATGGTGAAAGAAAAACGCACGGCCAAATAACAAGTGCTTTAGAGTTTCCAGAGCCTATGGATTGGGAGGTTGGAAATATAATTGAGTTTTATCCAAACGATGATGATGCTGGCGCTATTAACGAGGTTTTTGTTACAGCTTTAGTACATAGTATAGTAAATAATAAGACTTTTACGTTTGAGATACAATCTATTTCTTCTGACGTAATAAAACCAATAACAATATATAAAGCAAAATTAAAAGAAAAAGACCCTTTATTTGAGTTTAAATTTCCTAGATTTGCCTATAGATGGAAATATGAGGACGGTGAGTATTCTGCATATTCTCCATTTTCTGAAGTGGCTTTTTTACCAGAAGACTTTGATTATTTACCTAAAAAAGGTTTTAATCTTGGAATGACTAACAATCTACGTTATTTATTATTATCTGGTTTTAAACCAAAAACGATGCCTTTGGACGTTATTGAAATTGATATATTATATAAAGAATCTAATTCTCCAAACGTTTATACTGTTGAGACAATAAAATCTCCTAGTAAAGAGATTAAATATTTAAACACGCAGGATTATGATGGTGATAAAGGTTGGTTTGGTATGGTTCAAAAAGGTGAAACATGGGTTGAATCTCCAAACACATTAACCACTGAAGAGGTTTATGTTTCTTCAAACGAATTTACTGGTTCTGTTGGATTGATTAATGGTATTTATTATTTTACTTTATTAAATGATTTTCGTAATGAAAACTTAAGGATTGGAGATAAAGTAACCTGGATAGATTCTACGTTAAACGCAGCTTTAGATCAACCAGTTTTAGTATCTGGTTTTGAAACTGACGTGGTTAACGGTGTAAATATAACAAGAATGTCTTTAACATCAAATGGAGTCGCTGTGACTCTCGCAACAGCGGGTACCTCATGGCATGCTGCTGGTGTAGAAATTGATTTTTCACGAGATGTAGCTAAAAGACCAGCTATATATGTTGATAATCCACAGGGATCGCTAGAAGTAAAAAGCGACATGATACACGCTACATTGCCAGCTAATCAACTATTAAGACCTTGGGATAATGTACCTATTAAAGCTTTAGCTCAAGAAATAACGGGTAACAGAGTTGTTTATGGAAATTATACCCACAATTACGACTTAAAAGATTTTGAAAATAACTCTGTTAAAAACAGCTTCGATATAAGGGTGAGAAAAAGAAGTAATGTTAGAGACAATGTTCAATACGATGCTATTAACGCGTTAAGAAATAGAAATACAGGCGCCACTATCAACTGGTGGGATTCCGAGAATAATATTGTGGAAATGCCATCTCAACCAGAAAGATCTTTAAAATCACTAAGAGATTATCAAGTTGGAGTCGTATATGTCGATGAATTCGGTAGACAAACACCTGTTCAAACGCATGAGTCTGGAGTAGTTAAAATACCAAAAGATAGAGCCAATGAATATAATGAATTTAGATTTCACCTTAGAAATAATTTAGATTTAGACTATACTTCGGTAGATGCAGATGGTAACTTAATAAACCAACCAAAAAAACCAAGTTGGGCTACGCATTATAAATATTATATAAAAGAAAACGCTAACGAATATTACAACTTAGCAATGGACCGTTTTTATGATGCTAAAGATGGTAATATTTGGTTAAGTTTTCCTTCTTCAGAAAGAAATAAAGTTGATGAAGAAACATTTTTAATATTAAAAAAACAACACGATTCAGGTGTTTTTGTAAATGAAGATGCTAGATATAAAATACTAGCTATATCTAATGAAGCGCCTCTTTTTATAAAATCAAAAATAGATTCTTTTGGAACTGTTAGTACTACATTTGGTACTGGTGGAGAACCTAGATATCAACAGCAACACGTAGATGTTCCTGATTCTTTTTTTAATAGTGGATCTACATTTCACACTTCAATAGAAGCTAAAAATAGAGTTATAAGAATATCTGATAATAATAACATGTCAGATTATTATGATGTAGTATCTATGGTTGATCTTGGTAGTAAAAGAAGAATAACAGTTAGAAAATCTTTTGGCGCTGACATGTCATTTACTACGAGCGATGGTACCAATGGTGGAACTATAAACTCTGGTTTATCTATAGAAATAGGAACTAGAGAGATTAAAAACCTACCAGAATTTGAAGGTAGATTTTTTGTTAAAATATTAAAAGACGGTACTTTAGAGAAAAATTTATTAGCTGAAGCACCGGATAAAACATATATAACAACTCAAGTTTTACAGCTTGGACGTATGGGCAATATACTATCAAATAAAAGTACTTGGCAAAATTTAGGAGTAGATAATAGATGGTGGACTACTAGAGAGCATCCCGAGCAATACATTCACAATATGCCTACAAATGGTGGTCCATTACATGGTGTTCAGGATAATTATATAGATGTTATGCAGACTCATGGTCATGAAGGTACAAGCTGGTGGGGTATAACAAACAATAATAATAATTTTAACGCCTCTACAGATGACTTAAACAGAGCGCGGAGAATGAAAACTTCTGGTCAACTTTTTAGATGGAAAGGAGATACAACTATATATAGAATAAACCAAGGGGTAGAATGGGGAATGAGAAATTATAATGGTAGTGAATGGGCGTCAAATCATAGTGTTGGTATAAGATTTCATTTTACACCCGCTTTAAACTCACCAGCAGGAACTCCAGACGCGGTAGGTAAACCTCATTCTGGGTATGATCCTAGATTTGAAAACACAGAAGGAACAACAGGTGGCACTTATCAAACAATACAACAATCATCAAATTGGAGTGGAGAGTGGAATACTAATTGGCTTAATAATTTAAATAATGCTCATTATCTTAGAAACATAGAATTTATAGAAGAGTTTACTGCTGATAATAGTTATACTAGTGACAATCCAGCTGTTTGGGAAACAGAACCAAAAGAAAATATTGATGTAGATATATATAATGAAGCTAGTAAAACATTACCAATTGATTATGAGTGGAATCCTTTTTTAAATAGATTTGTATATAATACTTATTTTAATAGTTGGAACGCTATAGATTATTATAATTGTTTTTCTTTCGCGAACGGTGTAGAGTCAAATAGAATAAGAGATGATTACAACGCACCAACAATTGACAAAGGACCAAAGGTATCAACTGTTTTAGCTGAGCAATATAAACAAGAACAAAGAAAATCCGGTTTAATATATTCTGGTATATACAACTCTACAAGTGGTATAAATAGATTAAATCAATTTATACAAGCTGAAAAGATAACAAAAGATATTAGCCCAATGTATGGTAGTATACAAAAACTACACGCTAAAGATACTAATTTAAATATATTGTGCGAAGATAGAATATTAGGTGTTTTAGCTGATAAAGACGCTTTGTACAACGCAGATGGAAATACTAATGTTGTATCAACTAACACGTTTTTAGGACAAGTAACCCCTTATGTTGGTGATTTTGGTATATCTACAGATCCAGAATCTTTTGCTTCTGATCAATACAGATCTTATTTTACAGACAAACAAAGAGGTGCTGTAATAAGATTATCAAGAGACGGTATAACACCTATATCAGATGCTGGGATGGCTGATTATTTTGAAGATGCTTTTAAAATTAGTAATATATCATTAATAGGTAGTTATGATAGTAATAAGAAACTATATAATATAACTATAAAGCCTAACGCTCAATCATCTAGAGTTAGTGAAGATGATCAAACTATAATAGTCTCAAATCAAAGTGGTAATAACGCACAATCTGGGTTAGTAGTTATCAACACTGGTCCAGTGCCAACACCTGGAAATGCTCTTGGTAATTGGTTTAGATATGGAGGGCTTGTAGATAATTGGGCTATATTTGTTGAATCAAATGGCACCACTGGATCTTTACCCACTGGCGGATCTACAGGCATGACTACGCCACATAAAAGAGGTTGGGCTGGTATATATCCCGGTAGCGCACACCCAGCAGGTATTAAACATGGTAGAGAGGGTGCTTACGGTGCTAACGCAGGATTAAATAATCCTATAACACTTTATTTTGATAGAATAACTAGTGGATACCCTGGTAATCCATCTATAGATTCTACTTCTAATTGGGATGCACTAAAATTAGAATTAAATGCTAGTGGAGCTAATAACGTTTATTTATATCAAACCTACTATGAGCAAAACGCAGGAACTACTTTCGCTTTTCAAAACTGGCCAAACAATTGGGGTCACGCTCATCAACCGGAAACTGTTTACTCTATACAAAGTGTAAATTATAACACTACTTTACAAGCATATGAAGTTGTTGTTAATTGGTTAGTTGGATACAGCGGGTATCAAGATACTAATATTTTTGTGTGGTCAAAAAATAGTCCTTTTTATGTAGACGATTCTAATTCTAACACTACTATATCTACAAATGTAGCTGGTGATTATAGTACTGGTAGAGCATCAGAATATGAATATAACGATTCTTATGTTGATATTACCGTAAGTTTTAGTGAAAACTCTAAGGGTTGGGTTACTTTCCAGTCGTTTGTAAAAGAATGTGGCGTTAGTTTAAATAATAAATATTTTACATATAGGTTTGGCGAATTATACCAACACTATAGTAATGAACGAAGAAATAATTTTTATGGAACAGATTATGATTCTAGTATATGTGCAATATTTAATGACGCTCCTAGTAGTGTTAAAAATTTCGGTTCTATAAATTACGAGGGCAGTCAAGCAAAAATAATACAAAACTTAACAGACGGAGAATATTATAACCAAGCCTCTGTAGATGGTTGGTATGCTGATTTAATAGAGACTGATTTAGAAACAGGTTTTATACCAGAATTTAAAGAGAAAGAAGGTAAGTGGTTTAATTATATAAGAGGTAATAAAGAAAATAATTTAGACAACTTAGATGTAAAGCAGTTTTTAGTGCAAGGTATTGGGGTTCCTAGTAGTGTTTCTACTACAGATGAAGTTGAGGCAAACGCAGCGGAATTTGATCTTACAATACGAGATAGTGGAGACACAGATTAATATGACTAGAATATAAACAAATATGGCTAATAATTATACAATATCAAACGTTGTTACTGCAGTTTCTTCAGGAGATTCTGTAGCTGACGGAACTATATCATCTACCGCTGATTTATTTATTACTCCAAACGCTGGTTATGTAGTTCAAGCTAGTGACTTTAGTATTGGAGACTCTTTACCCGCCGAGGTTGTATCAGTTGTTTTTACAGATACAGTATTAGCTCTTGACCCAACAAACAAAGTTAAAGCAACAGTTACTTTAGCTAGCTGGTATACTATGCCTAGCAGCGCTACGTCTATAGATATTGATATTGATGGCGCTACACAAACCGCTAAGGCCAGATTAAATTATCATACTGATATAACAGTGGTTTCAAATGTAACACAAACTAGTGGTATATATACCGGGACTAGTGTCGCTACAATTGGTGGTGGTGGTTTAACAACATATGCTAATTATATAGATATACCAGTAAATAAAAGATCACTAATATATAGACGGACTATTGTAGCTGATAGTGGTTATCACTTTGCTTTTATACCGTCTTATAAACTATCATCTAAAAACGCTTCTAAATGGAGTAACACTGTTGATTATGCGGCATATAATAGTCAAAATCAATTAACAAATATTGGCTACTCGCTATATTATGATATGGATGCAGACAATGTTCCCACTAGATTAGGGGAAGCGTTTACTTGGGATGTACCGGTTGTCAAAGCCGATGAGGTTAGTTATGCAAATATAAACTCTGTTTATTATGATAATTATAAAAACAACTCAGTAGTTCCTTCAAACGAGCGTACTTTACGATTAAATGTCGAGGGTTCTCAAGATTCTACATATAATATAAAAATAGAAGACGATAATGGTTTAACTTATGATTTTAACACGGATACGTTTACAAGAAGTTTAACTACTTCAGATGATCAAACAATATATTCCCCAAGAAAACAAGTGTCAAAATCAAATACTGTTGTAGCGAGGAGTTCTAGAAAAAACACGCATTTAATATTGCTACCGTCAACACGTAAGGGTATACCTGGAAGTAATTACTTTACAACAACTATAACACCTACAGGATCAACAAAATCATCACCTAGTGGTGGTAGTGTAGAGGCTTATAGCGTAAGATTGTATCAATTAGGAGAAGTTGATTATTCTCTTATTATTAGTCCTGGAACTTACGGTGTTAACGTGCCTGATACCGCTATAAAAACTTTGACAAATAAAATACCACTATCCGCGCTAACAACTTTTTCCCCAACAGATTTTCCAACTTTAAACACAAACAACAATGGATACTTTACCTCTTCACAAACTTTAGGTTATACTGTTGTTGGTACGGTTTCTTCACATTCACACGCTAGTACTGACGTTACGCTAACAGCTACTCACGCAAGTTTAAAACTACAAGTTGGAGATACTGTTACTGGTGTTGGGGTTGATTCTGGAGCAACTATAGCATCTTTTCCTGATACTACCATTATTAGATTAAGTGCTACATCCACAGGAACTATTTCTGGTAACTTAACATTTCAAAGAACAGTTGCAATATCTAGACAGCCTAGTGAAGATGATATAATATATACCTCTCCTTTTTCTCACACTGGAATAGCTCATGTAGTAAATTATGAAGTTGATGAAGACACTAATAATTCTAGTTTAGTTAAAATAATAGACGGTGATGGTGGAACTTTTACAGATTTAACGGTTGGTATGTTAGTTCAAGGAGATGATATATTAGGTCACCCAACTATTAGCTCTATATCAACGTCTGGTGATCTTGTTTTGTCAACATCACAAACTTTAACCGCTGGTAGTTCGTTAAGGTTTTCCGTGGCTGGTAGTGAGTTAAAAGTATCTAGCATGGAAATCACTGGAGCTGGTACTAGCAATGCTAAATTAAATATAAGTGGTTATGTAGAAAGAATGGGCGTAACAAACGTTATTGCTTACTTGAATTTAGCAAATTTTGTAGTAGCATATTTAGCGCCTACAGCTGTTGCCACAACAGCAACATGTCCTCTCGGAGGTAATGTCACAATAAAACCGCTTAGCTTGATCGATAGATATACTGAAACTATAAAGATAGCATCTGTTGCCCAGCCTGGTAAAGCAGGTCAAGCCACGCTTTCTTCTGATGGACAGGAGATAGTTTACGCAGCACCAACTTCAGGATCGTCAGAAACTATAACCTATACTGTTAACGACGGTATAAACACGAGTGGTTCTGCAAATATAGTAATAACATACACATCATAAATTATGGCTACAGCAACATTGACATTCGCGAAACCTATCAATAGCTCGGCACAAGTTGGAGATATAGTTTTTAAATCAACAACTACTACTAGCGGAAACTTTACTTCTTCATCACAGTCAGACGTAGTTTTTTTAGGTGCTTGTCTTACAATATCCGCTGATAGATTAACAATGACCGTAGATTACGACGCTACAATTGCAACTCCACCCGAAGGAACTGATTATATATTTTTTAGTAAAGATAAGTATTCAAATCCTAGTGGTTTACTAGGTTATTATGCTAAAGTGTGTTTTAGAAACAACTCTAAAACAGAGGCTGAACTATTTGCTATTAGCGCGGATATATTTGAAAGTAGTAAATAAACAGCAGAAACTGTGATTATATTAGATATAAATTTAATTAAATAATCATGGACGATAAAATAAATAAACAAGTTGAAAACAAACCTCTTACTAAAGAAGAAAGTAGAGCTCAATTTGTAGAAATAACAGAAATGTTAGGTATAAAACATTCTTTTAACTTTGATGAAGCATGGGAAATTGGCGAAGAAATTAGAAGAAGAAAAGATTTTAGAGAAAAAATAACAGAATTAGAACAAGCTATAACAAGTGTGCAGGGAACAAGCGGTGAGGTTTTACACAAAGCAAATCCAGTTAAACACACGTTTGCCGGTGGTTGTTATATTAGAGAGATATATAACCCAGCAAATGAACTTATTGTAACCAAGATACATAAAAAAGAACATCCATTTTTCTTAATGAAAGGAGAAATGTCAATTTTAACAGAAGAAGGTATAAAAAATATAAAAGCCCCTTATCAAGGGGTTACAAAACCAGGTACAAAAAGAGCTATATATACACATGAAGAGTGTATATTTATAACAGTACACGCCACAGAAAACACAACAATAGAAGATGTTGAAGAAGAAGTAGTATGTACTAAATATGAAGATTTACCACCTGGTTGTGATGCTTTAGAAATATTAAAAGAAATTAATTTAAAACAAGAATAATATGAGTTTTATAGTAGCAGGTGTAGTAGTTGGAACTGCCGCGGCCGCTAAGTTTGGTATGGCGTATTCCGGTCGTAGGAAAAGAATAGCTGAGCAAAACGAAGCGAAGGCAGAGTTAAAACAGCAAATGGCTAATTATAAAAATATAGACACTAGCAATCCTTATATGAACATGCAAAACACGGCGGAGGATTTAACGGTTAACCAGCAACAAGCACAATTCCAAGCCCAACAAGGCGCTCAACAAAGAGCGAATATAATGCAACAAATGCAAGGCGCGGCGGGTGGTTCTGGTGTAGCAGGTTTAGCTCAGGCGTTAGCTAACCAAGGTCAATTAGCAACACAGCAAGCTTCAGCGTCTATTGGACAACAAGAAGCGGCTAATCAAAGAATGGCGGCACAACAAGCTGCAAATATACAATTGAAAGAAAGAGAAGGTGAAGCAAGAACTCAAGATTTAGAAATGCAAAAAACAGCCACACTATTAGGTATGTCACAACAAAGAAAAGGAGCGGCTGATCAAGCTAGAGCGCAAGCTAAAGCAGCTCAAATGAGTGCGTTTGGAGATATAGCTTCAGCTGGAGCGTCGGTTGCGGCTGGTTTTGCGAGTAAAGGATGATAATTAAGGGTAAAATTAAAAATATAAAATATGGCAAGTAGAGCGGCAGATGCTACCTTAGTTAAAGGAGCGGCAATAGCATATAGAAATTATGATAACGATCCATCGGTATACGCGGGGTTAGATAAAGCTATACAGAGTGGTATAAAGGTTATTAGTGACGAGGTAGCTAGAAGACAAAAACGTATACAAGACATAAATGATAAAGCTGATAAAACATTTAAAGTAGATGATCCACAAGAACATTTAGTTGATAAAAATTTTACTAGAAACATTATAGATGATCAGCAAGAAAGATGGATTCAAGCAGTTCGAGATGGAGATAAGGATTTGCAGGCAAGTATTGAAAACGAGATGAAGGTGGAAGGTGAATACATACAAAGATATGATAATCTTATGGATGGAGTAGCGTTAACTAGAGAAATGGGGATTAAAGCTCAAGAAGGTACTGATCATTTAGCCATATTGACAAGTGTACGCGCAGGAGAGCATTCTCAAGAATTTGTAGAAAGGGAAGACGCTGACGGTAATACAACTAAAGTAAGAGTTTTTACCGGGATAACCGAGGGAGGTTTAGAGTACTCACACACATTGGATGAGCTTGAAGACATGGCTGTTGTTTTTAACCCAGACGTTGAAGGAGCGTTAGTGACAGGATATAACGATTATTTAAATAGAACAGCTGGAACTACTTTTACACCAACTAACGCTCAAAATAGAATAAATAAATTTATACCAAGTAAACCTAATAGCTTGAGAGCTTTTTTATATGGGGAGATAGCTGATGGGCAAAATTTTAGTGATCTATTACAAACTGACAATACTAGACAAGAGGTTAATGCTGCACTTGAGGGTGATGAAAAGTTTGATACAGATGGTACGTTGGGTATTAGCGACGAAGAGTTTGGTGTTTATGTTAATGCTGTTATGAATCCTTATGCTGAAGATTTAAACGGTAACCGAATATGGGCTAATAAAGATGATTGGATGAAATTTACTAGACCTATTGTTCA